GTTGGATTCGTGAGTCAATCATGGGTTATGACGATAAAAAGAACCTGTCCGCTCGCCTCCGCGAAGGTTTTGAGCTAGTTCGCGCCGATGAGTATCCAGATTTCGAAGCACCAACCGTCCAAGATGGTAAACACGCAGGTGTTATTGGTGTTGGAGGACTGGTACTTGGTAGATTCCCAATAGAGACACGTAAACAGCGCAATGATCATTTCCGTCAACAGACGAGAGATCAAATGACCGCCGTGGACAATGATCTCATGCGGGAGCAACATCCGTCTATGCCTATCATTAAACCTGAAAGGCAGTCTCGTGTAACTTTCGGTGGGAACAAAGGTTCCTCCGATTAAAATAGGATCTGAGCAATGGCTAATATAGATGCCGCATTTGGCCTTCGGCCTTATAAAATGCTCGGTGCAGGTGCAAACACCAACGGTGTTATGTCCTTCGATATCCAAACTACGGCGACAGCGGGTACCTCCAGTGTAATTTACGAAGGCACCCCCGTTATCCCCTTAGCAAACGGTATGATTGACATCGTAGGTGCCGCCGATGGCGGAACTGTACCTATACTGGGCGCGTTTATTGGTTGTCAGTACACTGACTTAAATGGCACTCCTACGTTCACTAATAAGTGGCCTGGAACTGCTGCTGTCAAGTCTGGTACGGCTGCAACTGCACTTATCGCAGCACACCCTGATCAGTTATTCTTGATCAATTGTGATGCTGCCGCAGCGGACTTAACTGTCCATGCAAATGCTGATTTTGCCTCGGCGACTAGTGGTAATGCTACTACTGGTATGTCTAGTGGTGAACTGGCTGTCTCAACGGTGAACACTACCAACACCTTAAACATGCGTATTGTCGGTTTTGCTGATCAGCCAAACAGTGACGATGCAACTGCCGCAGGTCGTTTGGCAATTGTTCAACTCAACAATCACTTCTACCGCTACGGTGCTAATGGCACTGGCGCAGGTGTATAAGGAGAATAGGAAATGGCGATTACTCGTTCCCAACTCCTAAAAGAACTTGAGCCAGGATTGAATGCCTTGTTCGGTCTGGAGTACGATAGGTATGACAATGAGCATGCCGAAATCTTCGAGACAGAATCTTCAGACCGAGCGTTTGAAGAAGAAGTCATGTTAGCAGGCTTCGGCCAAGCACCTGTTAAGGGTGAAGGCGCAGCTGTATCTTACGACACAGCTAACGAAGCGTTTACTGCTCGCTATACTCACGAAACAATCGCGCTTGCGTTTGCGATCACTGAAGAAGCCGTTGAGGATAACCTCTACGACCGCCTCAGCTCTCGCTACACACGCGCTTTGGCTCGTAGTATGGCTAACACTAAGCAAGTCAAAGCAGCGGCTATCCTGAACAATGCGTTCGATAGCAACTACACGATCGGCGACGGTGTAGAGCTCTGCTCTACTGCTCACCCAACTGTAGGTGGTGGTAACTTTGCAAACGAGCTTGCAACTGCGGCAGACCTTAACGAAACGTCACTTGAACAGTCGTTGATTGATATCTCGGCGTTCATCGACGAGCGTGGCCTGAAGATTGCACTGCAAGGCCGTAAGCTAATTATCCCTCCTGCGCTGCAATTCGTTGCTGAGCGCTTGATGGCTAGTAACTTGCGTCCAAGCACTGCTGATAACGACATCAACGCAATCCGTAACATGGGTATGTTGCCTGACGGTTATGTGGTCAACCACTTCCTAACCGATCCAGACGCATTCTTCATCAAAACGGATGCACCGAACGGCTTTAAGCATTTTGTCCGCTCTGCGATCAAAACTTCTATGGAAGGTGATTTTGAGACTGGCAACGTGCGCTACAAAGCTCGTGAGCGTTACAGCTTTGGTGTCTCGGACCCACGTTGCGTATTTGGCTCTCCTGGAGCTTAATATCGTTTCACGTGAAACGATAAAAACTGAGGGGGGCACTTGTGTCCCCCTCTTTTTTTGCGTATAGTTTGACTAGTAGGGCATCACAATAGCTTTGCAGACAGGTCTATGCCCCCTGATGTTGCACTTTCTGTAAAGCGAATCCTTGTGCAAGAGGTGTTTCTTTATGGGTACTACCACTTTCTCTGGTCCTATCAAAGCTGGGACTATCAAAGATACTACTGGATCTACCGTTGGTACTAATGTTGCGAACGTCGGCTACGTTCTGATGGCGCAGTCTAAAGTTATCGACATTGCAGGTGCGACTAGTGCAAACCAAGTAGTTGCTACCATTCCTGCTAACTCTCAAATTGTAGACGCTATCCTTAACGTGACTACAGCTAATGATGATGGAACTGCATCTACCGTTGTTGTAGGTACTTCTGCTGATGCAGATGCGTTTATCCCGTCTACCAGTGTTCAGTCTGCAGGAACTACTCGTGGTACGTTGGACACAGAAGCAACTGATGTTGGAACCACAGACCTACAAGTATTAGCAGACTTCACTGCAACTGATGGTGACGGAACTGCTGGTGTAGCAACAGTTACTATTCTGTATATCCAGAACAATAACCTTTCTTAATTAGGAGGTTGATATGGCTGGTTCTGATGTAAAAGCTAAACGGCTAACGGGCACTGGTTCTGCGGGAGTAGGTCCGGCTCGTATACGCCAAATACAGGTTTTAACGGACAATGTTGGAGCCGGTCGTTTGACTATTACCGACGGTAATGGCGGCGCTACTGCTTTAGATATTGACTTTAAAACAGATGATTCTCATTCGGTTAACATCCCGGATGAGGGTATCCGTGTGTCTGATATATATGTTTCGGTAGAAACAAATATTACGGCAATGACTGTTTTTTACAGTTAGGGGGCACTATGGCTCGCCAAGTCTCTTCCATATCTCGTGTAGGCACTAGCGAGCCGTTTGAGCTGCAAGTATCTCGAAACCAGATTTCGTATCATATTTCGTTACATAAATTTGGTTATAATTCGGATATAGGAACGTCTCCTGAAACAGTGTGGACGATAGGCGGTACATATACCTACCTTGCGGCGGCTTCGACTTTGTATGTTTCAAGTTCGGATGCAAACGATACGTCAGCAGGCACTGGGGCACGAACGGTTCAGGTGTACGGGTTAGACGCGAACTATGACGAAGTAAACGTAACGGTTTCGTTAGCCGGGCAAAGCGCCGTTCAGTTGGGAGAGGCGTCTAATTGGATTCGGGTATTTCGCATGATAGTGCGTTCAGCGGGAAGTTCGGATGCAAATGTAGGCACTTTATACGTTGGGACAGAAGCGACACCCGCTTCGGGTGTTCCAGTAAATAAGTATGCTTCCATAGCAATTGGTGATAATCAAACTTTGATGTGTGTTTGGACAGTGCCTAGAGGGTACACGGCGTACTTGCATCAAAAGGATGTTTCAGCGTCCTCTAGCTCGGGTAAATTTGCCATTTTTACTTTAGAGTCCCGTCCTTTTGGCGAAGTTTTGCAAGTAAAAGACAGAGTTTTATTAGCCAATAATTCTACGGCGATTAGTTATTGGAACCCGATACCTTTTGCAGAAAAAACCGATATTGAAGTACGGGCGCAAGCAGACAGTATAGGCGGAACAATTACTGCTTCTGCTACGCTAGATATTACCTATATTTTGAATGGTATAGAATTAGATGGCTAGTACAAAGGCTGTAAAAAGAAGCCCTTCGGGGCGTCTTAGCTATCGCGGAGAAACTTTTTCCGGCTATAACAAGCCAAAAAGGACGTCCGGCGGTAGAAAAAAGTTTGCTGTTTTAGCTAAGAAAGGCGATGAAATAAAACTGGTTCGATTTGGTGATCCCAACATGACTATCAAAAAGAACATACCGGAGCGTCGTTCTAACTTTAGGGCTCGTCACAACTGTGATACCGCTAAAGATAAGTTCAGTGCTCGTTACTGGAGTTGCAAGAAATGGTAAGTAACGATCATTTAGAGCACGAAGTTAACGACGTCAAACGTCAAATGGCGGTCGTCGAGACTATTTTGAATCGCATTGAAAACAATCATCTTAATCATATGGAAGATGATATACGTGATCTGCGAAACAAAAACTGGATGATCTTGGCCGGTATTGCTAGTCAACTTTCCGCGACATTAGTTGCGGTCGTTATGATGCTATTAGGTTAGGAGAAAGCTATGAAATGCAGTCCTCGTAAAGAAATGGCTATGGGCATGATGTACGGCGGTGCA